GGTGTAGGTCTTGTTGCCGGTGTTGTCCCTGATCTCCAGGCTCTTGAAGAGCATGGTGGCCATCGCCGACAGCGCCGTGGGCACCAGCAGCACCTGCGGCATCACGCCGATGGGCTTGCCGTCGCCGTCGGTCTGGTCCAGGAACGCCACTTCCGCCTTGGTCAGGCCGTCCACGCTTAGCGCGGTGTCGGCGCCGACGAGGTAGTTCTTGTTGCCGACGGTGAAGAAGGCGGCGTTATTGAGGAACGTGGCCCAGAAGACGTCGTTGATCTTCAGACCGCTGCCGCGCCCGAGCTTCCTCGGCACCGTCGTGATCGCGCCGAGGTCGTCGTTGATGATGTCGCGACGGTCGATGGTGAGCATCAGGCCGTAGGTGTCAGCCTTGTTGGTGTACTTCTCCTCACCGAGCGTGCCGTGCTTGAGCTCGCCGCCCGGGGCGACGATCTCGTACTGGTCCTTGCCGATCAGGCGATAGGACGTGACGGTCTTGAAGTCCTGGACGTTGCGGATGGCGCAGATGTTCCGCCACACGCGCTCCACGCTGAAGAAGCCCTCCAGCAGGAACTTGTTGGCGACGTTGGACAGGATGCCGCCGATGTCCACGGTGGAGAATCCGGCGGAGATGTTCTGCCCGAAGGCGAACCGCAGCACGCTGCGGCTGTCGCGGAAGTTGCGGCCGTCGTAACCGTTGGCCCACGCCGCCTCCAGCAGCAGTTCCTGGAGTCCGAGGCCGCCCTTGAACCGCCGATCAGCGGTATCGACGGCCTGCTGGCCGTAGGCGGCCGCCACGTCATCGCCGCGCATGCCGCCGGTGAGCATGCAGGCGGCCTCGAGCATGGTGGCGGTCATCGAGTTGTCGGGCACGTGCGCGGCCGGGGCCTTGGGCCTGTCGGCGCGGAGGACCTCCAGTTCCGTCCGCGTCACGTCCCAGCCCTCGGCGATGGCGCGGGCGCAGATGTCGGCGTGCCTGTCGCCGCAGACTTTGCGGACCGCGTTGATCCGCTGGTGCTCGGCGGCCGCGCGTGCCCGCATCTCGGCGACCGGGTCTCCGCCGACGCCGGTGTCGGCGGCGTTGACTGTCCGGGGGGCTGCGGGCGCGTTCTCGCGCGACGGCGCGGCCTCGGGCTGCTCGACGTCGGTCGCAGTGCCGGCGGGCTGAGTTGCCTGCGAGGCGGCTGCGGTCTTGTCCTTCTCCTTGTCCTGTGCGACGGCCGGCGTCTCGGCGCCCTCCGCGGCCCGCGTGTCCTGAGTGATGGTGCTGTCGTTGACTTCCATGAGTCCTTTCTCCCTGGCCGAAGCGGCCACAGACGCCGACGTGTTGCCGTCGGCTCCAAGATCGACAAACGAAATCTCCCCGAGCGTCGCCTTGCGGACGACGTTGAGGGGGCCCTTGAATTCCCGGCCGTTCACGAGAACGGACTGGCCCTCCTTGACGAATTCGAACTGTTCCACCGACGCGCCGATGCTGGCCTGCCACGGGAAGCCATTGCGGGCCGAGGAGACGATCTCACGCGCTACCGAAGTGTCACGCGAGACCACGCCGGCGGCGACGAGCCTGCCGTCCTGGACGCGGATGCTGTCGGTATGTCCCACGCCGCTGGAGGCGTCGTGCCCGAATCGGATCGGGCGGCTGGGCGACGGGATCGCCAGCCCGGCAAGGTCCACAACCAGCGGGTAGCGCCACCCGGCGATCCGCATCGGCCCGCCCGTGTAGGCGACCATGCTGAATCGCGGCAGCGGCGGCTTGCCGTCCCCGGCGTCCGCGCCGGCAGTGATGTCCATCTGCGCCGTAAGCTCCAGTTGCTCAGGCGGCTTGGTTGTCTGATCGGTCGGCTTCATCTTCGTCACCTTCCTTGTCTTGTTCGGGAGTGTCGGCGGGCGCCGTGGGCGCGGTCGTCAATCCCAGTTCTTTCATCAAGGCCATTTCCTTCGCCCGCTGGCGAAGCTCGGTTTCCCAATCCTTGCCCTGACGGGCGTACTCGCTGGCCAGCGTGGTGGTGTTGCTCGCCAGGCGCGTCGCCTGGGCGTTGGCTTCCTTGGCGGGGTCGACGTGCTCGTGTCCGTCCCAGAACCACTGGTGAGACGCATCTTCGAGTTCGCCCAGGGCGAAGACCTTCACCGCCTCAGCCAGCCACGCGGCGAGGATGCGGTCCAGGACGACAGCCTCGCAGTGCCCCTGTTCCACGCGGATGGACTTGTAGTAGGTCTGATGATCCAGCCGCCCCGAGGCGTAGTTGTAGCCGGACGAATTGCAGGCGGCGATGTTGTACGGCATGTTCAGGCAGCGAGCGATCTCGTTGAGGATTTCCCGCTTGAACATCTCGTAGGTGGTGGCCGGCTGCTCGGCCTTGATCTGCGACGGCTCCCAGCCCTCCGGCGTGAAGACGGCCATGTTGGGCGAGAACTCCATCTCCGTCATGGGCTCGACTTCCGCCGCCTCGCCGCCGGCCGGGGTGTTGGTCTTCATCAGCACCGCGATGTTGGCGGCGCTCTCTGCGGCAGCGATAACGGCCAGCGTGTACCTGCGGAGCTGCGCGAACAGAGGCAGCGCGGGCATGATGTCGGGAAGCCCGCGTTTCTGGCCCGGCCGGTCGGAGCGAAACCAGTGGATAACGCTGTCGGCGGGCACGCGGTCAAAGTCCAGCGCAGCACCCCCGGCGCCGCTGCCTGGATGGGACTTCAGGAGGTGGTATTCCTTCGGGTTGCCGAAGGAATCGAACACGATGCCGTCCGCGTCGACGCCCTGCGAGAGTTTCGCGGACGGCGTGGCAACTTGATCGGCCTCGATGAGCTTGAGGTCCAGCTTGACGGGCGAATCGAGATCGCCGTTGGAGAACAGCACCGCGAACGCTTCGCCGTCCTGCGCACGAGACATACGCATCGTGCGGAGCTTGCCCGCCAGATCGATGGCTTTCGCCCAGGCCATGAACTCGCGTTCGATGGTCTGGTTGGTCTCGCCGGTGTCGGTGAGCATCTGGAGTCGCGGCCCCGTGCCGATCACGTCATTGGCCAGCGTCAGCACGATGCCACGGGCGTAGCTGTTATTCGCCACCTCGTAGCGGGCGCGATTGCGAAGCGTGCGGCGGACTTCCGCCGTGGCGGCCGCGTTGGCGGATAGGCCATCGGCGCTGGCCCAGTGTTTACGGTTGTCGGGCGTCGTCTGGGCGGAATCGAACTTGGCGCGGACGACCAGCGTTCGGGCGATCACGCCCGTCTGCTTCGACCGCTTTGTGAATGGCCACCAGCCCATGCCTACACCGTTCCGGGAGGTACGATCTTCACGCGAGTGAATGCCTTGGCCGGGTTCCGCGTCGCTCGCTTGCTCGCGAGGTACTTGTCCGCGGCGATCTGATCCGGCAGAGAGTGCTGCTGGACGTTGACGCCGTCAGCCGAGGCCTGCTTTGGACCCTTTGCATTGGTCTCAATCGCGTTGTCGAGTTCGTCCGCCATCGTTCACCAATCGCGGGAGCCGGATTCGAACCGGCGACCTGCTGGTTATGAGCCAGCCGAGCTGCCGCTGCTCCATCCCGCTAACTGACAACCATCGCACGCGAGCAAAAAGAAAACGGCCTCGCAGAGTCGTGGCTCCACGAAGCCGTCGTATCTTTTCGCATCGCCCCGGGGATCAGCCGGTGCGTCGCGCGTCCTGGTTGTCTTGCCCGAAACTACCGTCGCGTCATGCGCGGACCCAAGCCCAATCCGGCAGGCGCGGCGGAATGTTACGCATATGGACCTGCACGCTCAATCCGCTCACGCGCCGGCGTGTTCCCAGGTGGTCATACGCTTGCCGCAGTGACGGCATTCCCGCCTGCGGACGAGCCTGCTGCCTGAAACGGGCCGGGTGTAGATCACCCGGAAATGCTTGCAGCCGCAGTGTCGGCATTCGATGCCGCGCTTGCTGTCGGCAGGGTTCCACTTCTTGCGCTCGGTGGTTTCGACCATCACCATCTCCTCCGCAGGTCTTCCTGCGTGTATCGCTTCCGCTCCCGGACGGGCAAGGCGTCGCCGGCAGTCCTGACCCCGCACATGCTGGCGGCCGCAGCGCAACCCACGAGACAGTCGAGCCAGTGGTTATCCGGCCGGGTGGGCAGCGGTGACCATTCCCGCACGGTGCCGTACGGGCCGGTGACCTCGACCCAGCGCTCCGAGCGGGCGACGTGCTCGGCCAGCAGGCCGTGATCCGTCTTGGCCGTGCCGTAGATGCCGATACAGCCGCGATCGGCCGGCGCTGCCGCCAGGCCGTCATGCGCGAAGCTCTTCCAGAAGTTCGTGTCGATCAGGACGTGCTGGAACTGGGCGGTCTTTCGCACGTTGGGCATGTACCAGTG